AAATCTTTCAAGAAGAATGGAAAATAATTTCAAGTTAGAAAGCTAAACTTGTATAAATAATCTAAAATATGGAGAATCAATATGGAAAATGAAATAATTGAAAACAGTGACGAATTGGATACAGAAGATACTGAAATGCAAGACGAAGATCAGATTGTAGATGAAGTCGAAGATACTGAGATGGAAGCCGAGGAAATAGAACCAGAGGCTGAAGTTGAAGTAGATCCTATTTCTGAGCTTATAGGTTCTATTGAAGCAAAAGATTACGTTGCTGCTAGTAACACATTTAATGATATACTAGGGCAAAGACTACAAGACGCGTTAGAAACCGAAAAGGTTGCTATCGCTGATACTTTATATAACGATACACCGCCAGATACTACAGATGAAATTTCAGACGAAGAAATAGAAGATACTGAAGAAGATAATACAGCACAATATGAAGAAGAATCTGTAGCCGCAGCATGAAATTCACAGATTTAAGAAACTCTTTGATTGAGAATAAAAAACTCAAGTTGAAGGGAACTACGATCGAAATAAAGAAAGTAGGTCGAATGTATCGTGCTATGGTAGACGGTGACAAGTTAGATGATTATGCGACTGAAATGCAGGCCATGAAAATGGCCAAAGAATTTATAAAACAATATAAAGGAAGATAAATGAAGCTAATTACCGAATACACACAGAATGACATCCAGTGCATGGTCACCGAAGAAAAAGGCGGAAAGAAGAACTACGTCATTGAAGGTGTATTCGCACAGGCTGAAAAAGAAAATAGAAACAAAAGGTTCTATCCTAAAAGTGTATTAGAACCTGCTGTTGAAAAGTTCGTAAAAGAACAAGTAACTACAAATAGAGCTGTTGGAGAATTAAATCATCCAGAAGGTCCAACAGTTAATCTGGATAAGGTTTCACATCGCATCACCGAAATGAATTGGGACGGTGATAACGTGATGGGAAAAGCGCTTGTATTAGATACCCCAATGGGAAACATTGTAAAAGGTCTCCTAGAAGGTGGTTGTCAATTAGGCGTTTCAACTCGTGGTATGGGAGAACTTGAGGATAAGAATGGGACAGCCCATGTGAAAAAGGGTTTTCATATGGCAACTGTCGACGTTGTACAGGATCCATCTGCACCAGACGCTTTTGTTAATGGGATAATGGAAGGTGTCGAATGGGTATGGAACAACGGTGTTATACAACCTCAGGTTATTGAAAAAATTGAGACTGAAATTAAAAAAGCTCCACGTGCGAACTTACAGTACGTACAGGAAGTTGAGTGGCAGAATTTCCTCTCGTTGTTAAAATCTAAATAAGGGAGACAACATATGTCTGATCAAATCGAACAGGATGTTGAGCTTACCAATGAAACAGAGGAAGCTCTATCCGAAAAAAAGCATGCTAAGAAAGCTCATGAAGCTATGACGAAGCATGATCCAAAAAATGCAGAAGCTCAGTCTTTAGCATCTACAGACGCTGCTGGTGAAGTGACCACACAGGCCAAAGAACCAGGCGGAGCAGGTGGAAAAGCTGATCCAATGCCTAAACTCACAAAAGCCGGTATGGTCAACGCAATGTACAAAAAAATAAAAGGTATGAAGAAAGACGAAATGTCTAAATTATACCAAGGCATGTACGGCGAAAGCGTTGAAATCGAAGATGAAGTGATCACTTCAAATCATGACGAAGATCTTGACGTTCTTATCAAGAGCGAAGAGTCTCTATCTGAAGGATTTAAAGAGAGAGCTGCTACCATATTCGAAGCTGCTGTAAATTCTAAAGTGAAAAAAGCTGTTGCTGAAAAGGATGCTGAAATTGAGGCTGAATTGGCAGAAAGAGTGGAAGCACTTGAGGAGCAATATAAATCAGATATCGAGGAAGGTCTTAACGAAGCCAGAGATGGCCTAGTGGAAAAAATCGATAGCTATCTAAACTACGTTGTTGAAACATGGATGCAGGAAAATAAACTCGCTGTCGAAAAGGGTTTACGAACTGAAATCGCTGAGACATTTATGAATAATCTAAAAGATCTATTCAAAGAGTCTTACATTCAGGTTCCTGAGTCTAAAGTAGACCTAGTTGATGACTTAGTTGATCAAGTCGAATCACTTGAAGAAGAACTAAATAAATCAACTGAACAAGCTATGACTATGAAAGAAGAAGCTGATAAACTAAGACGTGCTATTGTAATCAAGAACGCGTCTAAAGATTTAGCTGATACTCAAGTAGCAAAGCTTGAAGAACTCGCCGAAGGTATTGATTTCGAGGACGAAGATACTTTTACTAAGAAGATCGAAACTTTAAAAGGTTCATACTTTTCAGATACACCTGAAAAAGCCGTTGAGGCACAGGCTGCTGAAAAGATAGATGAAGCTACTGAAGAAGAAGGTCAACCAGTACAAGAAGTTTCTTCTAACATGGAAAAGTATCTGACAGCAATACGTCAAAATTCTTAATTAGGGAGACAAATAAATGTCTAATTATTACAAAAATCTAACTGAAAAGTGGGCACCAGTGCTCAACGAAGAGTCAGCGGGTGAAATCAAAGACTCTTACAAGAAAGCTGTGACTGCTGTTATCCTTGAAAACCAAGAGGCAGCATTAGCAGAGCAGCGACAGACACTAACTGAAGCTGCACCAGGAAACGCAACAACTTCTATCGATCGTTGGGATCCTGTATTAATCTCACTCGTAAGACGAGCAATGCCAAACTTAATGGCTTACGACGTCTGCGGTGTGCAGCCAATGACTGGACCAACTGGCCTTATCTTCGCGATGAAGTCAAGATTTGGTGCAGGAGCAACAGGTTCAACTGAAGCTCTATTTAACGAAGCAGACACTACATTCTCTGGTGACTCTTCTCTACCTGCCGCAAATAACTTCCAAGGTAACGCAGCTGGTGCACAAGGTGCCGATCCATCAGGTCTCGGAACTTTAGCAGCTGTTGACTCTGCGGGTGCTGCTGCTAACACAGGTGTTGGAATGCCAACAGGAGACGCTGAAGGTCTAGGTGCAACTGCATCTACTTTCAATGAAATGGGTTTCACCATTGAAAAAGCAACTGTGACTGCAAAGTCAAGAGCGCTCAAAGCTGAATACAGCTTAGAACTAGCACAAGACCTCAAAGCGATTCATGGTCTTGACGCTGAGCAGGAATTATCAAACATTCTTTCTGCTGAAATTCTAGCTGAAATCAACAGAGAAGTTATCAGAACTATCAACGGACAAGCAAAGACTGGTGCTGCTACAGCAAATACAGCTGTTAACGGTGTATTCAATCTTTCTTCAGACGCTGATGGTAGATGGTCAGTTGAAAAGTTCAAAGGTCTAATGGTCCAAATCGACCGTGAAGCCAACACAATCGCAAAAGAAACCAGACGTGGACGTGGTAACTTCATCATCTGTTCATCAGATGTTGCAAGTGCACTATCCTCAACTGGAATGCTAGACTACGCTCCTGCTCTATCAACTGCACTAAATGTTGATGACACAGGTAACACATTTGCTGGTGTTCTAAACGGAAGAACAAGAGTATACATTGACCCATATGCGACTGTAGACTACATCACAGTTGGTTATAAGGGAACAAATGCATACGATGCTGGTCTCTTCTATTGCCCATACGTACCACTAACAATGGTCAGAGCGGTGTCAGAGAACACATTCCAACCAAAAATTGGTTTCAAAACCAGATATGGAATGGTCTCAAACCCATTCGTAGGATCTACTCCTGCTAATGGTCTTGCATCTGCGAAGACTAACCAATACTACAGAATCTTCAGAGTAGATAACATACTCACATAAGAAGACACATAAGAAGATTTTCACTTCTACACTCTCAGGGGCTCTTCGGAGCCCCTATTTTTTTGTATAAATAAAGTTATGGCACTAGAATATACAAATTACAATTACTTTCAACCTTCACAGTTTAAGGTTAGAATTGATAGACAAAGATTCGGTAACCTAGAATTTTATTGTCAAAGGATAGTACATCCTGGACTTGCTGTGAGTTCAAGTAATGTACCAATCTCTAGACTTCAGACCTTATCTGTTCCTGGTGATACTTTAAATTATGATGAACTTGTAATGGATATAATTATAGATGAAGACTTTAAAGGATATAGTGAAATATATGCATGGCTAGAATCTTTGACAATTTCACGAAGTTCACAATCTATTCCTCAACAAACATATATTGAAACAGATATATATCTTTCAATAATGTCTAGTTCAAATAATATAATAAAACAAATGAAATATAAAAATTGTATACCAACGAGTTTAGGTGCTGTTAACTTTGAAGCTACTGTAGCTGATACAGATATTGTAACATTCCCAATAACATTTAGAATTGACTCATTTGAAATACTAACAGTTTAACATGAAAAATTATGATGACGTCCCTACAGAAGAGGGATATTTAAAATATGATAATAATGCTGATCACGTAAAATCGTTCAGTGGTTTATATAGACCATTAATAGTTTTTGCGAATGAACCTGAAATAGGAAAACAACTCACAAACTTTGTTGCTGAAAGAAAAAAACATCTAATTGATTGGCCTGAAGACATATGTTTAAAAAATAAATCTACGCAACAAATTAGACAAATATTATCGCACAAAATCATTACTGATATCATAATCGATGATAGTTGTAAAGATATGATTGTCGACATACTTCAAGTTGCTAACTATTATGCTTATAGCTGTATTTTACTTTATAGTAGAAATGATCATAAAGATATAAATGACTATCTATGGAACAAAATGGTGAAACATGGTATAAGACGCGCAGCTCTTTGTAAAGAAGATTTTTATCAAGGTAGTGTTGATTGGACAATAATGCACAAAGCATTTAGATATCTCTTTTTTAAACTAACAGAAGAACAGTTTACTTTTGCAAGAAAATAT